TTTAACTGCAGTAATATTTGTTGTTCCACCATTTTTTTGATTACCGAATCTAAATACTAATGTAGAGTTTAACCATAAAGATTCACCACCTTTTGCTTTAATTTTAGGTTGTCCAAATGGATTGTCTGGTAATTCCACCCAAGGTTGGTTGACGACAACTAATGTATTAGTGTATTTGGAATCTTGTCTTCTTGATTTACCGATTCTTTGGTTGAGTCCCATACCTATTTTATCCGCTAGAGTTGCTGCATTATGCATTTTTCCACCTTTACCTTCAAAAGTCATTTTACAAGGTACAGAACCAACAGAATCCCACAAAAATAATAAATCATATTCTAATTCACCCTTATCTTGTGCGTCAAGTAGTGTATTAATATAATCTGTAATTTCTTCTATGTATTGGAAATCGTTATTAAAAAGGAAGAATCCGTCCCAATCTATTTCTCCTGTTGTTTTGTCCACAACTTCTTCACAATCAAAACCTAAAAGTTTTGCGTGTTCAAAACCCCATTTTTGTTCAGTAATAATTAAAACAGGTAGAATTCCTTTTTTTTGTGCATCTACCGCTGCTTTTATTAAAGCAGTTGTTTTACCTGTATCCGAATGTCCTAAAAACATTTGTAAATGTCCCATCGCTGGTCCTGGTAAACCAGTAGCATCAAGGAAAGCTTTCCCTAAATCAAAAAATCTTTCTGGTTTAAAGTTAGCTTTCTTTGAGAATTTATTTTTCAAATCTGAAAATGTTCTTTTTTTCAATGCCATATCCCCTAGTTAAAATGGTAAATCTTCATCTTGTGGGTCGTTTGCCTGTGGGTCTGTGGTACTACCTAATGTTGTTGTATTAGTAGTATTTTTAGTAGCGTTTGGGTCGTCATAAACATATTTTTTAAGTTCAGAATCCCATACCGGGTCTAGTCCTTTAGAAATTGCTTCCAAGTACTCAACAGGTTTTTGTGAATACACATCTTTCCAAGTTCTTTCATCCCCTACCCACTCTTTAGATTGTGCTTCATCTGTAGATAATGGAGCTGGGTCTTCGTACATAACCGCAGAAACTGTAGTGTATTCCCCTCTACCTCCTGGTAAAGGTACTGATTGTAAAACTAATATAAGGTCTCTACCTTCTTTAGCGTCGGTAACATCTCCCTTATTTCTCCAAATAGGGATGATTTTATCAATAGGTCCATCTCCTTTCCAGTTATGTTTAAATCTCCAAAACTTAACACCATCTTCTTCGTTATCTCTATCTATTACTTTAACAATGTAGAATTTTTGTGAACGATAAGAACGTGCTAATTCTTTAGATTGTGCGTCTCCTGCTAATCTTAAAGCCTCTTCAACTTCATTTAATGGACTTCTTTCACCAGATGGTCTTCCGTCTGAATTTTTTCCTGGGTCATAAAGTTTTTGCCATCTTCCTTGTACTTGTACATTATGGAAGAATACTTCTTTAAATGGTGATGAACCGTCTGTTGTTGGTACGATTCTAATTCTTTTTTCTCCTTGTTTTGTTCCTTTTGGTAACATAATAGAAAGATATTGTTTCATTCTTTCTTCTGATGTCATTTGTGGTTTCGTGGAACCACCACTTTGTTTGTTTTTCTCGTATTGAGCTAAAACTGCATCTAAACTATTACTCATAAATTTTTTTTTTAAATATTATTAATTAATAAACATATGTATAAATGTACACATATATTATTGTTATGTCAAATAAATATGGGGGAAAGTTTAGTCTTCGTCTTCCGCGTCTGGGTCTCCGAAACTTTTTTGGATGTCAACAGCACTATAGTCTTCTACATCGTCTTTAGTTAAAACATATTGTTTTTTACCAGTTTTATCAAATACTTCTTCTTTGTCAGTAAAAAAATCACTTAGTGTCTTATTATAAGGACCACTATCATGTTTTCTTAAACCTAATTTTTCTTCTGGTGTTCTTGGTCTATATTCTTCTAATTTATCTTCTAGACTACTAATTTTAGTAGCGACCTCTTCCATTGAAGAGAGTTGGTTCTCTAGGTCTGAAAGTTTTGTCATTAAATCATCTAGACTTTGTGTATTTTTAGATAATATATCTTTTTGGTCGGATAGTTCTGTATTTACCTCATCTTGTTTACTCACCAAATCAGTAACATCAAGTTCTGTAGTGTCTTCTTCAGTACCCATATCAGTATCTATATCAGTATCTAAATCCATTTCATCTTCAACAGCCACATCCTCTTCACCACCTTCATCTTCAACCGGTACTTCTTCAGTATCAACTTCTAATTCTTCATCTTCTAATTCTGGGGCTTCTTGTTCAGCCATTTCCATACCAAATTTTTTCGCTAATCTTTCGACATGACTTCCCATACCAAGATTGCTAAGACCACCAATATTATCACCAATAGCACTAATTCTTTGTTCATTCAAATTATCACTATTGTGACTGATTTGATTAAATCTTTTAAGTTCTTCTAGGATAGATTTTTCTACTTCTTTAGCCATTTAATAATTGTTTTACTTGTCCGGATGGGGATTCTACTTGTACTTTTCTATTAACTCTAATACTATTTTCTACTCTTTCTATTAAACCATCTCTACTTCTAATAGTATAACAAATACCAGTATCTAAATCACAAACTTGTTGTCCTTCGGGTGTTTGTCCGTTTTCAACAATATTATCTGTTTTTTTACATAAAAAATTTCCTAATTTTTGTCTAAGTTGTTCTGTTATCATAATATGTTTAGTATACCTATAAATATACGTAAATTCATTAATAGTCAATATTATCTATTATTGACGTGTTCTAGGTAAGAATTCAGCTGGATTTAAGTAGTGTTCTACTATTTTACCTTCTTGTTTTACCCCTCTTTTTATTTCAAAATGTAAATGAGTACTTTTAGATAATCCACTATTACCCATTATACCAATTACTTTGTTTCCTCCACCAGGACCAACTTCTCCTCTTTGTATTGAGTCGTCCACATTTACTGTTATACCTTCTCTTAAAAATGCATATCTAGTTAAATAATATGATGTTCCTTCTTCTGGTGGGTCAGTGTTTAAAATGGTTTTAATTTCAACATGATTTCCATATTTAGAACAACTTTCACTTTCTTGTAATGGCTTACACCCATCAACAACTTTAGTCACTATACCATAAACTGAAGGATAAATTTCAATACCACCATTTTCATCATTCGCAAAATCTATATTATCCGAAGTAGGACAAATATCAACACCTAAATGTTGTTTTTCTGGGTCTTCGTTTGGTGTGACAATAAATGTACCCGCACTTAAAGTAACGTCATTCCACCTAACATTGTCAAGGTCTAATGGTGGGGTTTCGTAGGTTACCCCAGTCGCTATATAATTATTTTGATTTGGGTTTAGTTTTTTCTGACTTTCTGTCGCACTGAGTCCATCATAGTATAAATCTATAGGTATTTTTTCTAGTCTGTCCTCTGCCTTTTCATACAACTTAACATTAACTCTTTGTACTAAATCACTTATAGCTGGTAGAGTTGGTTTTGGAACTCTAACACCTTCAAAAGTTGTTTCTATACTATTTGGTCTAATTTCATGTTCAACATTAATAATTAAATAAGGTCCATTAAACATAGGTAAGTATCTTAGTTGGAAGTATTGTGTTGGTTGTATCGTTACATTTCCAACACATGTTACTCTTGCGGTATAGGACCTACTAGCATATACATTAAATAAAGAGACTGATGCTGGTGATGTAGAATTTCCTCCACCTGAATCTGCCATACTTTGTAGTATCTTAAAACTCTCGGAGGTATTTTGAAATTGTGATTGGTCTAGTGTTATTGATTCAAAAATGTTTTGGTTAGGTATACCAAAGTCTACATTGAATCCCATCACTTTATTTGATTGTTCTTTATTACCACACTCTTGTGTTATTAAAGGTGAGTTAGGTGAGTTATAATTAAAAGAGTCATTATTATACCCATTATTTGGTGTTTTTGCGTTTAGTTGTGATGAAGGTTTACCAACATACTGACATAGAAAAGCTGGTGCTGAGTCTATAAAATCTACTGTTTTAAATGTCCCAAACATAGCATTTCCTTGAGCTTGTGTGTCTGTACCTTTTTTTTCTACATTAAAGAAATTTATATAAGAAGGTAACGGTATAAAATTAAAATAGTTATTAGCTAATATAATACTTAAATAACTTGAGACACTTTGTGTTAGGGTTTTGGAATTGGTGTCCGTAAATGGTGAATCTAATTGTAGTATGTCCCAAATATTAATTATGGCTTCATCTCCTATGTCCTGATTTGCTCTATCTAAAAATAAAAACTTTTCAAAAAGTGTTTGGTCGGTTAAATTAGTTCCAGAAACCCACCTATCGTTTATTGTTTTAAATTGATTATATAGTTCTAATTTTATTTCATCTGATTTAAGTTCTGGTCTATCATCAGTAACAACATCTATTGTAACATCATCAGTTTCTAAGTTTTGTTTTATACTTTTTTGTAATTCAGTTAATAGATTATTAATATAAATCGATTGGGTTTGTTGTGAACTAATTACGTCATTCATAAAAATATTTAAGAATGTACTAGCTGGAGTGGCCCCATTTAAACTAACGTAACTTGCATACAACTTAATAAAAGGAGCAAACAATTTAATATTATTAGTGTTAAATTCCATCCCATCTGGGGTTATATTATTAATAGTTTGGAAAAAATTATACATGGGGTTTGACTGGTCAGCTGGAATTAACATATTAAACTGGTTTGAGTTGTCTGGGTAAAACTCCCCCACTTCAAGTCTCATTGTTTGGTGTTCTACATTACCTGCTGGAAAGAATCCACCAGCTAATGGGATTGCTTGTCCATTACTGTAACTACCATATATTTCAGTTATGTTATTATAATCATCAGAATCATTATTATTGATGTCATTGATTAGATGTAATCTTTGTAGTAATGTTTCATTATTTATTACCAAGTCTAAGTTTGTTGTACTTCTGTGGATGTATTCTACTTTCTTATTTAAAAACTGAAACATAGTATTATTAAATTTTAAAAGTTGTGCTTCGGCTAATATTTTACTGGTTGGAGTAACTGGGCTATTTGTTACCATGTTAACCCAAGTGTTTTCAACAACAACTAATTCTTTAATTATACTTTTTAAAGAACCGCCTAAATCTGTAGAACTTTCTGGTCTAGAAAAAACTAAAAATTTTTGTTCAAACTCATCCAATTGTTCTTTGTTAAATACACCTCTAAGAACTTCAATTGTTTCATATATAGATTGTTCATTAAAACTCCAAGCTTCTTGTTCGTTTTTTGTATTATCAATCATTTTAAAATATTCTCCCGGTCCAGACTGGTACGATGCTTGATGTTCAAAGTACCCATAATTGGATGCTCCCCATAAAATTCTAGTAGCTCCATTGTGTAAAGCTGGGTTACCATAGGTTGGTGCGTCGTATGTACTTGCATCAGTTTGGTTTAACCCACCGGATGACGGGAATAGTACAGTATATCTATTTGCTTGAGGTGCGTTAGGTGTGTCTATTCCAAATGCTGGGTCTGTTATGTTAGATGAACTTAGGTAAACACTATAAAATTTTACATCAACACCATCAGATGATGTGTAATTAATATTACTATTAGGTTCTATGGTTAGTACAGCGTTACCTCCTGGGTCTATTAAATTATTTAGTTGTTGTCCCACACCAATGTTAGTATAACTATTATTATTACTAGCTATAAATTGTATAGCGTTAATTAATGCTGGATAAACACCTACTTGCATAATAGTATTAGAAGCGTTACTTTCTTGACTTACGTAAGGGTATGGTCCTGATGTTGTCATACCACCATCATTACTAGTTAAAAATGTGTAGTAGTTTGGTGCGTTTAAAGCTGTTTCATAAATACTACTTGGTCCGGTATACCCTAAAGGTGGTACAAAACCAACATTACCCCAAATAGAATTTAGTGGGTCTACTTGTGTTTGTACTTCTGTTTTGTACCTCCACCAAACTGAACCTATTCTTAATATTAAAGAAATTGGTAAATTATGGATAGCAGGCATTTGGTTAAACATTTGTGATATGTAGTTACCAAATTCATAGTTATCACCATCTTTATATAAGACTTTTTCTCTTAGTGTAGGTAGGGGTAATGAATTTAAAAATAGGTATGCCGCTTGTGTATAAGGTTCTGCAACACCTACTTTATCAGCTTCTGTACCCGCAACTAAAGCATTTATAAAGTAAGGTGTATTTAACATCGATGTTAATCTTACAGGTGGTGTTTGTGTATTTGTCCCCCCACTAGGTGGGATTGTTGATACGGTTGGAAACCCGTGTACTTCCCCTTCAGTTATAAATTTATGTTCAGTGAAAGATTCATATGCTTGGTTTGCGGTAGTAAGAGTGTTTAAAGCATTAGAATTGTTTTTTCTTTCTATTAGTTTTTCTTGGTCTTCATCAATAAACTTAGACTTTGTATACCTTTCTCTTATTAAATAAAGGGTACTCCATGTGTCAGCCAATACATTTTTTTCATTTATATCATATTGTACATTTTTACTTATATCAAAAAAATCGTTACTACCTAATGTATCACCATTCGCAAAATTATTTCTAACCCAATTACCAAAAATACAAGGTGCTAAATCATATAACCCATTACTTTTTCCTTGTTTTAAAGCTTCAGTGTTAGTTTCGAAATTTTGATTTTTAACTGTAAATCTAGATTTATTAAAATTTAAAGTATAGGTTGGTTTTATGTTATATGGGGTAATCACTCCGTACTTAGCATATATTTCAAATCTAAATGGGTCTGCCTCTTGTAGAATGTTTAGTATTTGGACGTACCCAGAGTTTATACCGGTACCACCACCTAAGTCCATAAAAACTTGTTTTTGTGTACTATAATTTTTAATTCTTTGGTATAGATTTAATGCGTCATACTTTGCTAATTCAACTATCGAGTCACCTATTAAACTATTTGTTGGTGTACCTACTTGTCCAGCATATCTAGATGATAGTCCACCATTTACAACAACTCTTTGAGCTCTATCTAATAGTTCAAACCATATATCCAAATCTTCTAAACTAAAATATGGTGTTTCTAGTGGTGGCCAATCATACACGGTTATTGGTGTCCAGTCTTTATCGACACTTTCATTAGCTACTGTTGGGTTAAATAAACTAAATTTATAATTAGTTGCTTTAGTATATTCTTCTACAAATTCTACTTCAGGCCATATCTTTGGATTATTAGCTAATGTTTGAGCTATTACGTCTGAAGAACCAGGATATGTTAAAACAGAATTAGTTGTAGTACAGTTACCACCTTTTTCTTGTTCTTCAATTTTATAATATTGGGGCCACGGATATACTATTTGGTTGGTTGCGTTGGAGTCGTCTGATGAAACTGCTGCTGCTAATCTTTGTTCGTTTTGTCTTTGTGCAAAAGCATCTGTATGTACGTCATCAAGTAGTTTTAAAAAAGTATCTGCTCCCGCTAATATTATAGCAAAAACATTTCTTATTGTTGGTTTAAATCCTATCGCTTTTTGTAATCTACCATTAAGTTTTTTACTTAAGTCTTCAGCCATGGACTTTGCTTTGGTCTCAAACATTCTTTTAGTTGTAGTCCATATAAATAAAAAACTATCTGTATCACCTTCAAACATAAACCAAGGTGCTTGTCCTGGTGGTAATTGAGTTGTTATCCCACCTATTTGTACGCTACCTTTAATTTGTGAGTTTTCAAAAATATCATACGTTGGGTCACTAAATCTAGTGGCGACAGAATATTTACCACCTTCTATGTTACTTCTTGCTTTAAAAGTTGGGTTTTGTTGTAATAATTTAACGTATTTTTTTACTACTGCTTCTAAGGCATTTTTAGCTTCTTCTATTAACTTGTCTTGTTTTTCTTTTCTAGTTGCAGGGTCAGTTTCTGATGTAGCCGCAGACATTCCTTTTAAGGGATAGGCTTGTGTTATTATAGTTCTTCCTGTATTTGGTGTGGTTGGATTTGGTTGTCCTGGTGTTGGTGGAAATGGTGGTTCGTTCACGGTGACATTTCTTCTACCATTAGGGGACGTATCTAAGTATTTTCCAACCCATCCTTTTTTACCAATTACAGCTTTTTTAAATTTTTCTAAAGTTTCTTCGTATTCTAATTTATGGGTTGTACTCTCTAAACTAGCTTGTCCGAAAACCTGTGCCATATCATTATCAATAGATTGTATTTTTTCTATTAATTCAACTGTAGTATATTGGTTATTAAATATATTTTCATTAATTAGTCCTTTGGAATAGTATTCTCTATATACCTCACCCAATATTTGTCTACCTTTGGTCATCTGTATATTACCACTTTTTGGGTCTTGTCTAGTTGGGTATAGGTAAGGTGCAGTCACTGCTTCATGCATATTTATATCCCTTAACATTGCTATATGATTACCTTTAAAATCACATGTTACCAAGTAATCACCAGATGCTGGGTCAAAACGAGATATAAATTTTTCTAATGTTAACTGATATTGTACCGCTTTCCCGTAGTAACCTTTAAGTGTTAGAAAAAATGTTGGGTATGGTAGATGAAAAAATGCGGTGTAGGGTGTGTTGACTTTGGCTTGTTCAAATAAAGTTTTTCCCCTAACATCGGTAAAGTTTATAGTTACCTGTGGTATATAAGATGCATTAATTTTAATACTTATAGAAGTTATACCAAAACCCTGAAAGTCGTTTTGGTTATTTATACTGGTAGATGTTGTAACACCTTCTTTTGTTTTAGTTTTTATTTTTTGATTTACATCTGGGTTAGTGAAAGCTTCTGTCCAGTCAGAGTCAAAAGAATCCTTACCTTTTGGTTTTAAAAAATTTAGTTCTCCGTCTGCTATTTCTACACGAATTTCATCACCCGCTGCTGCTCCCACCAATAATTTACTTCTAGGAAATATTTTTGCTGTAAGATTAGCATACATCACAAAATCTTCTTGATTTACTAACCTATCTTTTATAACTCCGTCAGACCCAACTATTTTATTAGGGTCAATTGATACAACGTTACCACCTATTTGTGTGGTTAATATATTACCTGAATTTAAACTATCTGCCATAATAGAGGAAGTGTTGGTCTAATTTAGATTTATAGTCCTCTAGTGATTGCATTAATGGGAATGGTACTGTTATAATCGTACCGTCAGGTATGTTCCACTCTTGTCCACCGTATGTTGGATTTGCTTGCATGATAAGCCACCCATAGAATGGTGAACCATAAAATTGGTCGGATAGTTTGTCTAACCTAGTTTTTCCCACTTTATAAACTATTTTTCTATCACTAGATTTTGGTGTAAGGGTTATACTAGGGACCATTACATAATCTCCATTAATAATAAATTCGTTATATCTATTGTAGTAACTCATATCCCTTAACTAATATATAGTTGATTTAGTAGTTTATAATTGAACTTACTGTCACTAATTCCCATGTTTTTATCTCTTAAATTAACTCTGACTATATTTTCTGCGGTTGCTCCCGTATTAATTTTATATCCCACGTTAAAATCAGAATAATATCTATTTATAACACCCTTAAATGTTTCATAACCACCATCTAAATTACTTGTAAATCTAGAAATCATTAAACTTGTATCATAATCTATCCATTCTTTTACCGCATTATTTAATTGTGGTTTAAATACTCGTATTGTAACTGGGGTGATACCAGTAATACCTAGTGGGTCAATATTGGTTAAATCATCATACAGTGTACTTTTTCTATAACTAAGTAACTTTTGTAATTCTGGTCTATTATCAAATGTAAAAGAAATAGCTTCATTTGTGTATATTACTGGACTAAAGAAAATATATTCACCACCACTAGGATAATTTTTAGGAAATGCAGAATTAACATGGTTAAGTATAAAAGTATTTAAATACCCATTAGTTGTATTATAGTTAGTTGTTACTCTATTTAGAGCAGTAGTAGCTGTTAATTGGAATGCTATTACTCTACCTCCATTTGGGTTTAGGTATTGTCCGTCAAAATAACCAACATCACTATTTGGGTTGGTGATAAAATTAAGTTTGTCCGCTGTGGTAGTTAGTTTATGTTGTGAATCTCTAAGATTATTAACTAAAGTCATAACTTCTGTTACCGTATTATTTAGTTGGGTTTCTAATGTATTATATAAAACATTTTTTACATATTGTTTTTCGGGTTCTGTAGGGTTGGCTAAATTTAATTTACTTTGTATTGTAGTAGTTTCTGCACTTATATTAGTTTTAACTGTTTCATAATAAGTGGTTATTCTACTTATTATTTTATTAGGTATACCCATTAAATTACCGTTGGGGTTTGTCCCAAAAGTGCCTGTTTTATAGTTTCTTGAAAACATAGACTCCTCAACAAGACCCATACTATGATATAGAAAAACATCGTATAACCTATTTTTTACATCCAAAGAATACGCACTACTTTCGTCAACGAAAGCATTTAAAAGATTTTTATAATTTATTGTATAATCCATTTCTTATATTTTATGGTCCAGTACCCCAAAAGTTTTGCCAAGCATTTCCACTCTGGTCACCATCCGTACTAGTACCTTCAGTATTATTACCTTGTGATTCTCCTTGTACTGCTGCTGCCTGTTGAGCTTCTAGTTCAAGTATTATTTCTTGTTCATCTGCCAATGGTTTTTGTTCGTCAGTTGTGGTTTTTATACTTCTATTATTATACATCTCAGTGTTAGCAAAGAAGTTGTTTGATAACGCGTTTTGTAATTCTGATACAGGAGCTTCTAATCCTTGTCCCCCAATATATTTAAAGTTCATAGAAACATTTGCTATCATAGGTTGTACCCCAATACCTTCTGGATTTAAATCATATATCAAAGGGTCGTAACTAAAACTTACAGAATCAATAGCTATTTTTGTGTGGTAAAAATCACCAATCCTTAACACACATATAGGTGGTGCACCAAAAGCTGTGTTATCAACATCTCTTTCGGAATCTAAACTACCGTCAGCATTAACTGTGGGTATGGTGTTACCGGGTCTAGTACATTGAAGTAAAAAACTTAGTCGGTTATTTAGTCCTTCTGGAGTCATCGAGTGAAATGCTGGGTGAAAGTGTTTTAATTGTCGTTTTAATGAATTGTATATAAATTCATCATCTTGTTTTAAAGCGTTAAAGTAATTTTCTTCACCTAATAGTTTAGCTAATATTTTTGCTGTATCTAATTTCTTTTCTTTACCGGCACCTGATTGATTATTAGCTGCGGCTTGAACTTCGTTAGGTGGATTTTCACCATTTTCATTTGCCCAAAAAGAGTCAAATGAACCAGCCATTCCTGTATTTTGTACATTATTGGGTACACTATTATTAGTGTTTGCGTTGTTGCTGGCACCACTATTAAGGTCTATTACACCTTCATTTGCTGGGTCATTAGCATCTAGGTCTATTACACCTTCTTGTCCGTTAGGATTGTTTGGTGTGTTAACACCACTTGTATTATCGTTCATTGTACCTTGTGGGTCCGCATTATATTCATCCGTGACATCATTTTGTATACTAATGATATCATCTACTGATAGGTTAGGGAATATAGACGCTAATTCGTATATGTCATATTCTTTACATCCAGCAAAAAATGCTTCTAGAGCTTGGTCGGCCACATAGTCTGGTACTCCTTTTAATGTTTGTTCTGTAATTGTGTTTAGTATCGATGGGTGGTCAACAACTATTTTCCAGTTTAATGTACCAATTCTTTCGGTGTAATTATACGTGTATATGGGTTCTGGTCTTCCTAGGAAGTTAACTGAATTCCATTGTGCCGAATTAGTATCACCCACTTGTAAATCGTAAGGTGGGAACCACATTATTCTACCACCTTGTGGACCTCTTTCGGATTTAGGTAATTTTAATAATTCTGATGTACCTCTCCAAGCAAGGTTTTCTATAGAAAACATGTACTTACTTACATTTTTTTCTGTTTTTTCTGTGTCCACATTAACACCAAAAATAGGTGCTATATTTAAATTAAATGTATTAGTTAATACTGAACCCGCTTTACCTAGATGATTTCCTTTATGTCTTTGTAGGTTTTCCATTTTCCAATAAGGGTCATCTTTTGTCCAGGTTCTACAAAATTCTCTAGCCACTAAACCACCACCAATACCGAATACACCTGAAGATTCGTCTACAAATCTAACACCAGAACCTTTAGAAATTTCTTTATAACCATCAGAAAATACTTTAGATGTTTGGTCAATTGCATGTCCTGCATGTTTTCTTCTAGCTCCACCCATAAGAGGTGCTGAGTCTATAAGTTTTTGTGTTTCATCTAATATACCTCCTTTTCTTTTTGGTTTTTGGAAAGACCTTGTAGCTAATAAGTCATAAGGTGCGTTTGTAGATGCGAATGACTGAGTACCCATCCAGGTCCAACCACCAGCTAAACTTCCTCCATCATTATAGGTATAACCTTGTACCCCAAACATGTAGAAAGGCCATAAAGGTTGTCCATCTACTGTTTCTAATTGTTTAGCTAATGTAGACGGGCCGTAAACTAAAGCATTTATAGGTCTACCAAACTCATCACTTGGTACTGCACCCATAGGGGACTGAACCTTTGATGGTTCGTTATTTTTAGAACCTAAGTAATAGTATGGTGTTATATTAGTTACACCATCTCTTAATTGTACTCTAGAATAATCCGGTCTGTATTTGTTAAAATCTAAAGACGTAAATAATGATTTTTGTTGTTCTGGACCCATATAACTTATGAATCTATCACTAGGTACTGGATTAGATACTGTGTTGGTTGGTATGTTATCACCACCACTTAATATATTTACTATAGCATTAGCGGTAGCTTGTACATTACCGAAAACACCTGTAAAACTTATTCCGTTTTTAGCTAAAAAGTTGATGTCGGGTTTAAAGATACCTTGAAAATAGTTACCTGGTATATTAGAGTAACCATAATATAAGTTTGTTATTCTGGATAAAAAGTCTGTACCGTCCAACTCTTTTTCTCCTGGGTTGGCACTTACGTTAAACATAAATGAACCTTTATCACTTAAATCTAAGTCATTCCATCCTTGGTTATAACCTAATTGTTCTCTTAAATTACCACTAGATTTTTGTAATAACTCACTATCATTTAAAATTTTACTATTTAAAGTATTAACAATACCATTAGTTATATTAACTGTTTCTAATATTTCAGCCGACGTATACTCTGAAGAAACAAATGATTTTGGTTGGAGTGTGTTGGGTGTTACATAGTCTAACCCTCTTCTTGGTAATACTTTTTTAACATTTATAGTTTGTACATCTGTAAATCCACCTTCTGGACCATAACTATTATCTAAGAATAGACTGGTTAAGTTTGGTGGTGCTAATTCTTCTACTGTTTTTTGGTCTACTACGGGACGTTCGTATATACTAGTATTTTGTTTTCCCGGAGGTTGGATGCCGAAGGGTGGTGAAACAGGATTACCGTCAGCAAGATACGAACTTTGTAGATTTTTACCTAATAAAAAAACACGTAACTTTTCGGTAGACGCTACATTGGGTCTATAAGGACCCTGCATCCCAAAAGCTTTTACACCACCTGTATTTAGACCTACTGACATATATTATTCTTTTATAATAAATAGATTGTAACGTAATTTCGTTAGGGTAATTGGACAAATAAGATTATGCCCCTAATGACATAGCGTCATTTAGTAGTTTACCAGTTTCTAAAGCTACACCTCTATCCATTTGTAATAGTCTTAGGAAGTCTTGTCCATTCATCCTAGCTTCACCATTATTAACATCAATATTACCCTCTAACTTTAAACTAAGAGGTCTCATTGTTGTGGTGTTAGTTGTATTATTTGTATTTTCTACTATACTTTTATTTAAAGTTTCTGTTCTACTTGCTATAGACGCATCAAGGTCTTCTCCTAATTTTACATTTCCTGCTTGTGCTGCTACTAAAATATCCCCTTTATCAAAAGTTGTGATACCTTCTTTAGTTATTATTGCGTCCTGTGCTTGCATTTTTTTTAACTGTTCTAGAGCTTGTTTGGCTCCTTCTGAACCAGCCTTTTCAATGTCTTGTGCAACACTTTCAATATCACCCCTACTCAAAGCGTCTAATTGTTCTTGGGAAAGAGAAGGCATTTCATTTGCTATCTTTTGGGTTAGGGTTTCTGTTCTTATAGCTTTATCCGCACCAAAACCCATTTCTTCTTTAACTAAAAGTCTAATACCCGCGTCCATCGCTGCAAGATATTGGTTTGCTTTTTCTGCAACTGTAAGTTGTTGTTTATAGACATCAGAATCTGACATACCTTCTTTTCTTAACAACTCCATTTGTTCTTCGGTAACATTAGAAACATCAACCATTTCTTCAATACCTGGAATTTTTACTTGTGCAACTCCCCCTTCACCAATCTTTGCCATAGAAGCTAATAACTCTTTATCAGTTTCTGTCATATCACTAAAGTCACCTATTTGATTAAAGACTTCGGCTCTTCTAGCTGACCTTACAGCTGTGTCAGCTAAATCCTGATAACTCATACCCATTTGTTCTGCCATAGCCTTTAACTGTCGTCTTTGTTCAGGTGATATTGAGAATTTGTTCTTTTCTTTGTCAAAGTAGACGGCCGAGGCTGCTGTATCCGCAATTGCTTCTTGTAGACCTTCTAGGTCATTGGTGGCCATGTACATTAATTTAAATGGGTCTGCTAAATCTCCAACAGCTCCTCCGATTACACTCATTTGTGCAGCAAAATCAATTGCACCTTCTGGGTCAAAGAATTTGTCCGCAAGACTAGTAACAGTACTCATTTCAAGACCTAATGCTTGTCCTCTCGCTACCATCCTAGCAAGTCCTTCTACACCACGTTCAAAACCATAGGTATTAATTAATTTTAATTCATCACCAATATTAGCTAAGAATTTTTCCATTACTACACCAAATTGTCTACCTGTTTGTAGAATTTCAGACATAGCATTATTGGTTTCATCTACTTTACCCATAGCAGTATCTAAACTAAAACCAATAGTATCAAAACCTTCAGCAAATTTTCCAGCATCAAAACCTTCTAAAGTTTTAGTTAAAAGTGCAGCTCTTTCTGTAACTTCTGGTGGTATAAAAAGATTTCTTGAGATTTCTTGTGTCATTCCCTTGAATGTCTCAAATAAATCGTGTACGGTCATACCGAATTTAGAGGCCGACATTCCCGCTTCAGTCAGACCATCTACTGTGTCCATTAATTGTTCGTTGGACATTCCTAGGGTTTTAGATATATCTACCCTAAGTGTGTCTTCTAAAGCTAACATGTTTAAAATTGCATCCATATTACCTTCAACGTCCATAGTTCCTTGTCTTATAGATTTGATAGCATTAGCCATAGCTTCTAAATCTCCCGCAGTTGTTTCTGTTTTGGGCATCCTATCTTGAGCTAATTTATCAAGTTTTTGAAATAGTGTTCCTTGTGGTGGTGGTGAACTATTACCTTGTGGTTGTTGTTGAGGTCCTATTTGTGCTGTCCAACTAGCTCTATTATAACCCGCGTCTTCAGCCGCTTGTCTCTCTGCGTTGGAGAGTGAGTTCCAAGGTTTTTTACTAGCTAAATTATCTGCAACACTTGCCATATTATAATAATTGTTTTATTATAAATATTTAGAATCTGTTTTTACTCTTGTTTTTAGCTTGTTCCATAGCTTCATTCTTTTTTTGAAATTCTTCTGTTAAGAAGTTAACGTAAAATCTACGTTCGAATGTAGGCATTTGTAAGAGGTCGGACCACGCGATGTGGAGGTGTTTCATTAGATAATAGAATTCTTGCAATAGGGCATTCCTATATGCCGTAGAAAGGACGAAAAAACTCAACCCCGAATGTAATTCTCGCGTTTATCTCTTCATTCGATGGAGTTAACACAGGGATAGTTAAATCTAGTGAAGGCGAGTTTTCTCTAATTACTTTTCTGATGTTTTGAGAATCTCGAATTGGCATTGTTTGAATAAATTGTGCGATAGTCATTGGGTCTCTTACTCCTTCTATTTCTTTAATTAACATTTCTAATTGTTTGGTCATGTAATTATTTACCGCAGCGTTTTTATTTTGTTCTTCTATTTGTTTTAGTGTTCTTTCGTGGTGTGGTGTTAAAAAAGATAATTTTACTTTTTTCTTGGATACTTCTAAGTAATGGTCAAATTCATTATTTTTGTCTAGTTCAACACCTACTTCATTAGTTTTTAACACGGATAAATCTATTGTTGTTTCAAAGGACTCTTTTGTTTTTGGGTCCGTTAAAGTAACTGTATAGTCAGCACCAAAAGCTGTATTCCTTAAAAATACAAGTACAGCTTCTTTATCACATTCTGGCATATCCATAATATCTATATCTTTATCTAAAATTTTTCTAGATATTAACATATTGATTAATTCACCATTAGCTTGTAATGATGGTGTTGCCAATAAATTTTCGTCTGAAGCATTTAAGTAGGTTACCTTTACAGATTTCTTTTTATTTTTATAAAAAACACCCTGAGAAGGTAAACTTACCATGTCATAAGGTAAGATTGTTTCTGGTTGTTGGCCTAATTGTTCTTGCATAGCTTATAATTTAATTAATATATTATAATAGTAAATACATATATTTAAGTTTTATTAATTTAAATAGATTGCGCTATAAGCATCTTAAAATATATAATTAAAGTCAAGTAATTTGCAATAAAAAAGCCCTAACTAAAGGGCTTTTATAAAATCTATTTAATTTGGTTTAGTAAACTAAGATACATCTATCTGGTCTTAAAGTGGCTGAAATATTTGCAAGACCGTCATCACTATAACTTAAATCATTAAAGTTAACATCTGTTAAGAATGTTCCTTGTAGAATCCATTTTTCCACTACCACACCTGTTGGGTCTAATAGTTCTAGGTCGATGTTTTTCTTATAACCTGCAGCGTAACCCATTCTACCAGTTACAGATTCTGCGTGTGTTCTAACCCACTCCATAAGAGCTTGTGCTGCTGATGGTCCGATTGGGTCTCTAAATGTTACGTTTATTGTGTTCCATACAAATCTACCTGCTACATAAGTAGAGGTGTTTAAGAACGGTACTTCTACAGAGTTAATTGTAACTTGTGGTCTAGAAGTACTCTCTACATACCATTCATTAATTCCCAAAGAAGAGTCAAATCTCATGATAAACCTATTCTTTTTCTTTGGTTCATAAGGTATAGGCATTTTCATTAATAAGTCAGCCATATCTTTTTAATTTTTTGTTTTTACTTTTTTATTATATACTATAAATATATCGGTAATGAAAAAAATGTCCTAATTGACTTGTTTTAATACTATTTTGTTCATTCCACCCTCAGATGTGTCATAAACTATAAAATCTACATCTGGAAATTCTACTTGTAACACCTCTTTTATAAAAGGAATTATAGCGTTTATATTACCCAAATCATCATCACTAAACCCAACCGATAGTTTTTCATTACCCGTACTTACCATTTGAGAGGCTTTAGATACTATATTTGTTACGTAATCTCTAAGTGCTATTTTTTTATTTTCTTCTGGATTTGCTGCGGAACCACCCTCTAACCCAAATTTATCTGTAAATGTTTTGGATGTTACTGGATGATATTCGTGTGAATCCAAATAAGTTTTTAATACTATTTCTGGGTTTTGACCATCTAATTCTGGATAAGTTTGTTGAATATTATCAATCATTCTACCTAATTCTTCCTCATTAAATGTGTGGGCTATAACTAAATCCATACCTTTTCTTAAAACTATGGGGTCGTGTCCTCTAGCTGTTATAATTGATATTGGATTTGCGTATATTAAGGCCTCTTTAAATTTATCGAATGAAGGTGCGAATGAACCCATACTTAAAGCCTTTTCTAAATCTACTAGAAAAGCGTCTTCATCTATAAAATTATCAAAAGCTCCTTCATCTAACTTATAATCATCACTATCCCTAACCAAAGCAAATTCTTCTGTCCCCACATTAACACCTACCCAACCATCATCGGTTTTCCTTAACATTTTAATAGTAGTGGGCATTTTAAGAATGTTATCATCCCAGTCAAAACTATATGCTCTAATACCATTAGACTGTTCCTCGATTAGTCCACCAATCCTTTTTAGTTGTTCTTTAGTTATTATTATCTGTTGTGACATATAATATAAATACAAATTAATTTGGTTTAATCGACTTTTTTTATTATCTTTGTAGTATGAAAAATCTAATAAAAATATTATCTTTATTTCTACTATTAAGTTCTTGTATTAAAGAACCAATATACCCACCATGTACTACTACATACCCAACAACACAGAATAATGGTGATTATGTAGAAAAAAATTTCCTAGAGGGGTGTTGGGTTTTAAAAAGTGGTACAATGTATGTACAAAATTTAGATACTGAAGAAAATACCGAAATATTTTTATTTGATGGTGGTGTAAATAGTAGTTTACGTTATGATGGGATATCTTTATTTTCTTTTGAGAATATTACTAGACATCAGACGACTTGGTGTTTTAACTTTCCGGAAAATATTCCTGGTAATGGTAGTTTCACCATAGATGGAGATTCTATATATCCTTATGGTTTAAATGTAACAAATAACAATATAACTGTTACTGAGGATGTTTCCGGTAATTACCAATTACTAGGTGGGTCGTCTAGACCAATTCACTATGAAGTAGTGAGTATGGAGAATAAAGTCATTAATATTTATGTACAAGAAACTTATGAGAATATTTATGGATATAACTACTACTATTTTTCAAAACTAAGATTTAAAAAACTGTAACTTATAGTTAAAAAAATCGTATATATTAATAGAAGTTTAACCCTTTTAAAATAAAAATTATGTTAGAATATATTATACCTTATCTAATTGTATCACAAATACTAATGTTTGTATTTTTGTTAATTAACGAAAAAGACATTTATAGTGGTTATCTATCATTTGAGTCTAAACGAGGTGATAAACCTACAAACAAATGGTATGTGTTCTACATTATCACACACATACTTAAAGCTCCTATATTGGCTCCGATGATATTAATTTTAATATTATTAAATGGTGGTAAGTTAGTTGAATAAAATAAAAGGTCCTTTCGGACCTTTTTTATTACTTTCTTCTAGACCTTTTTACTTTTCTAGATTCTGCCATTCTTCTTTTTGGTTTTCTAGATTCCATAAAGTCAGTACCTTTTTCATCACGGTCTTCACGGTCTTCATCATACCCCATATCCTTTTTTAAATAACTTAAATGGTCCTCAATAGCCTTAACGTGGTCTTCCATAGACATTTCTTCTTTTTTATCATGTCCTTCATCCTCTCCATAGTTATAAGTTTCTTCACCTTCACTGTCTTCTTCTAGATTTTCAGTCTCAAACATTTCTTTATATTTTGCGGTTGGTGTTCCCATCATACCGAAATTGTGTCCGTTTCCAGCTCCGAGGTTTTCTTTAACTAATTTTTCTATTAAGTTAACTAATTCTGCCTCTTTTAATTTAATCTTTTTCATATTTTTAGATTTTTGATATAGGTTTTATTATTTGTTTCATCTTTTTTATATCCTCTTGGATTAATTTTTGTTTTTCTTTTTCAGATTCATTTTTCATAGATTTCTTAATAGCTTTATCTCTAGCCATTAAATAATCATCAGAGTCTATGTCTCCATCACCATCATGGTCTTTTTTCTTACCTTCATCCATTTCGTGGTGTCCCTCTTCCATATCATCCATTTCATATACATCACCATCTTGTCCATCATAACCTTCATCTAATTCTGGGTAAGGAAGTGGGTCTTTTAGTGACTCAGGGTCTGCCATTGCTCTTTGGTCTCTACCAGATGCAATTGCATCAGCTGTAATAGTCATAAAATTACCTAATTTAGTAATAGAGTTAGCTAATCTTTTTCTAGTATCACTATCTTTAATCATGTCATAAGCTTTCTTAACACCATTAATGATATTCTCAATACCATTAGCAGCAGCTACACCACGATTATATCCACCACTATCAAACCCTTCTCCTAATAAATCATAAGAATAATCTTCAACACTTAAATCTAAATTTTCGTTTTTGATGGATTCTCTAATTAACTGGTGACATTCTTTAATAATTTGATTAATAGAATTTTGTTTTGATTCTTCTAACCTCATTAACAACCTATCTAATTGTTCTTCACTCAAAATAACATCCTGTCTTTTACCTTCCGTAAAAACTTTTTTATTAGTTTTAGGTTGTTTTAGACTTTCGTTTAATGTTTTTTTACTAAATTTCATATCTCTGTTTTGTTATAAATATTATATATCTTCAAAAGACGCCCCTGTAGGAGTTATTAAGAACTCAACAAATATATATTCTAACGCTCTGGTAGGTTTAATATAAATCTTACCATTCATTTCATTTCTATCTATTTCTTCAGGGTCATTAGAAAGTACCACTCTAAAGTCTGTTAAACCTCTATCTCTTCTTATAGAGTCTAGAATTGGGTTAACTAGGTCTAAGAATTGTTGTCTCACTATGTCATCATTCTGTTCAAATATTAATCTCACTGAAACAGCCGAAATTAATTTTCTAGTTTGTAATAGTAATCTTCTAACATTAATTCTATCTAAAGCAGATTCTCTAATCTGTAAAGTTTTATTACCCCAGATAATTGGACCTACATCACTGAATGTCGCGATAGGGTTAAGTCTACCTACATATAATGTATCTCTTTCATCTAAAGTCAGTTTCTTTCTCGCTTTAACCGCGTCAACTAAACCTCTTGTATATCCTGCCGAAGCGAACCATGGGAATGAAATATTATCTGTTAATGCGATATTTCTCATTACCTCTGCTGTTGGTGGGATGTAAATTTGTTTATTGTTGGCTGTGTCTCTTACTTGTATCCAAGGATAATAAGTAGCTGTGTAGTTAGAATCGATTAATGAATCTTCTAAATTATCTACAGCTTCTTCTGGAGTAACTTGGTTTGTTGTGTCTGTTGTGTCAGCTACAAACATATTATAGTCTGGTGTTGTTACAACATATAAAGAGTCAGCTCTTTGTGTTTCTACCATATCTATAGCTTCATTTACTAAACCTAAGTTATCTACATAATCTAGACCTGGTGTGGTAAACACATTAATATCTACCGATTCTGGGTTATTAAATGTTTCTATACCTCTTAAGAATGCAAAATAATCTGTATTTGCCTCTACAGAACTTAGTTTCTTAAATGTTCCCAGTCCTGTACCTAATGGGAAATCACTACTAGTACATGCTCCAGCTAAGAATCCACTTAAGCCCATTCTGTAGTCATCACTATTAGACCTAGTTTTTCTGTAAATATCCCAACCATCGAAACCACCATGTGGTGCGACAGTAAACTTACGACTTCTAAGTTTTTTATATGGTTCAGTACTTAAAGTTGGTTCAGTGTTAAACTGACCTGCTCCACAATCAAATACTGGTAAACCATTTAATGTTGTTCCTGTCCAGTCAGTGTAAGCTCCACTACCACCAATTACTACAGTAGCTCCAGAATCCATGTGGAATCCTTTTGTTATCACATTCCAATCACCACCGTCCGCTGCTGTACATAATGTAGTCGGTACTTGTTTTCCTTTGTAGTTAAAGAAATCTGGGTCGTAAGCTGCTCCAGAACTGTTAGATACCCCTAGATAAACTTTACTTACCTTATCACCACCACTAACTGTTTGGTTATTTACTGTACCACTACCGAAAGGTGGGTCAAAAATTGTTTCACCTGGTTTGTAGTATTTTGTTTTATAAACTAATTTAGGGTTTGTAGGACATGTTCCATAAGCTCTAAATCTATACCCCTCAAATCCTGCTGGTACTGAATTAGCAAATGTTCCATCTAATAAACCTTCACCTAAATACAACATAGTGTACTTAGACTTTAATTCAAACTCACCCGTAGATGTACCTATTTTTCTACCAATAAAAGAGACTTTTGTTGGGTCTAAACTACATCTTGTATACTTTTCAAGTACATTTGGATTGGCATCTGTATCATAGAAATCTCTTACTAGAATATCGAACTCACCTCTCTCAAACGACATATTAATCAATGAAATTTTAATTTCTTTGTTTGCTGCTGTACCATCCGATATAGAAACAAATTTAAATAATCTATATACATCAGTACCTTGTAACTCAGAAACAATCCATGGTGTTTCAGGTGTTGTCCATTGGTGCATGTACCAAGCTATAGTATTTGTGTTTGTTGTATTTCTCGCGGAAGGTAAGTATTGTAAACAACACTGTAACCCTCTTACTTTTCCTTTTTTCCAAGCATCTGTTAACAAAGCTGGATAAGTTTCCTCTACGAATAAAGGAACCTCTTCTTTTTTCTTATCAAAAGGACTTCTACCAAATACTCTAGAAACGTAGTCTTGTGAGGTATTACTCATAGAAGTTTTAAATGTATAAGATGTACCATTGACAGTTCCAGCACTTATACCAAACGAAGCGAATGGATTTTCCATAACTTTATAGTAATCTCCAGTACACTGCATGTTAACAGTATTTGCACTAATAGAATATACTGGACCACCCGAGGCTTTATCACTTAATCCTCTAGACCTTAAAGTTAATACTACCATACCATCATATTCTGTTTCAGCTGATAAATTTGTATAACTAACGTAGTCCATATATACTGTACCAGAATATACTACTGTACCAGCTGTTGTTGTTCCTGTTGCTGCTGTATAAGTTGTTGCTTGTGTTGCCGGTGTACCACTAACATATATCTGGTATGAAACACCACTATACGTAGAACCTGTACAACAAGTAGTACTATTATCATTATCAAATAAAGCGTAGTACCAAGCATCATTTTTGTATGATTCCCAATCACTACATTCACTACCCAAGACGTTAGTCACTGTTACTGCTGATGAATTAGCTGATAATGAAGTGAAAGTTGCTGCTGTAGCTGTATTAGTTGTTGCACTCGGTATACAACCATATTGATAAACTATTGGACATGGCCAAGCAGTTGTTGCAGATACAGTAGAAGATGACATTGACGTACCTGTAAAACATAAAGTATTGGCTGCTGTTTTAACTGATAAACTCGCAGAGAAGAAATCAAGGAATGATTGTTTTAACGTTGGTAGTGTAGTTCCGTTCGTTAATGTTACTGTTTCACCTAAATCGGTATCAGTATCAGATTTTCTAAAGTGATTTAATACCACACCTGGAATTTGTGTAAAGAAGTCACTGTTCATAGCAGAGTTGATGAATGCAGTTTCACCCACAGTAGTGTTAGTACCGGTTAGTGGGACTACGAAAGTCATAGAAGCTGATGTTGTAGAAGAAGCTACACTACTCCCAGAAACACCACTAGCTCTAAAACTTTTAGGGTCTAATTCCCCTAAAGTTAATACACTAAATGATGGTCCCGCATCATAACCACTAAGACCTAATACTCTAGTCACAAATAATTGATTTGATTGACTTAAGTAAGACTTAGCTATATATCCTAACTCATATTTAGGAATCTGTGAATCCACGTATGTTGTTGGTGACGTACCACCAAACCTTGTTGTAAAGTCATCATACGATTGTATAAAAATAGGTTCAAAAGCTGGTCCCTTTAAAGTTTCACCAACCACACCTAATGTCGTAACACCTACACTTTGTGCTACAAATGTTAAATCTTTCTCAGAAGTATATACCCCTGGAGAAACAAATACCTTATTACCGTCTGCCATGTTTTTATAATTTTTAAAATATTTTATTTTCTTTATTATAAATACAAGGGGTATTATCAAAAGTTACGTAGTAAATCACTATATTTCCCCCTTAGTAGGTAAATTTTCATACTTTTTTCATACTATATAGTAGTTATAGCAAAAATATCCTCTATAATGGCCAATAAAGACAAAAAACCAAAAATAAAAAATTTAAAGATAAGTGAAGAGGTTCATTTTACCCTAAAAGAGTACTGTAAGAAAAACGGACTTAAGATGTTTGCTTTTGTCGAACAATTGATAAGGATAAATTGTAAATCTAAAAGAGATATTTACGGGGAATAATTAGTATATTAATTTCTCTTGTAATGTTAAGGTAGCGGGTGCATTACTATTATCCTTATCAACCCAAATTGTCAACTTATCACCAGGATTTATCATTAACACCTCATTAATGTTATGCTGTACATCATTTATATAAAATTCGTAAGCAATAACATTCTTAATTCTTAAAGCTGAAATATTAACTTTATAGTCGTAGTTAAGTACTAACTCATCATTACCAGCGTCAAAAGTTAACTTAGTATTTATTTTATCTGGATTTTTTGGAGTTCCTTTTGGTTCTTTTTGTCTTTCTTTGGAGTCAAACCCAAACATTACCAACTCACGACTAATAGCCGGTTTAACCTCAAACTCTTCCTCGTCTAATAAAAATCCTTGGAGTTGAAACTGGTAGTTTTGTTGGTAATATCTTCTTTCTTCTGTATCTATTTTACTCTCGTCACCTATAGAATTCATTACTATAGGAATATAATGTCCTTTTACAAATGTATAAGCCTGTCTAGACGTAAACTTTTGTAGTACAACCCTATTAAAATTATTTAACTCTCTCATCCTATTACAAATAATTTTAACATCATAAGTTATGTCAACAGGAACTGGTTGAGGTATTGTATATATGTCGTATCCTTTTCTATTTCCATCCCATGTTGGTACCTTTGCATAATGAAATTGTTTTCTATCTGGTATTGTATATTGTAGTGCTGGGTTGGTTCCGTACTGTACTTCTGGATTTCTAACAACCACAATAAAAGGAAGTTCTACGTTTTTGTCTTTTGTAGAAAATTTCCATGTTTGTGCCAACTCCCCCCATCTTTGTAACGTAAGAATTCTATCTATAACATTAATTTTTTTACCACTACTTACAGTTTTTAGTTGTTCTTCTACAAAATCTAACATACCTCTATCCATATCTGCATGTAAAACAGATTTTGGTAGGTAAGTCCCATCTTCAGTTATTAGATTTGCTAGTTCTTTTCTTCTATTAGGTGTGGTTATACCATTGTACCCAGTAGGATAGTGTCCCTGGATTGGTCCCGGAGATATATTCAAACTCTTTTTTACTTTTTTTGGTAATGCCATTATACTCCTTTAAATTCATTAGGACTCACATAAGAACATGTAACAGTTCTATAAAAAGCCTTATACCCACCTATAGTGTGTTTATTATCAGATGTTACTCTACCATCATTTGTTACCGTATAATATCTCATTTTATTTTCAGTTTCAGGATAACCTATATAGTCACCATAATTAATATCTATATTTAGTTCATTTAAATGTTTTATATAAACACCTAGTGTCATATTTCCAGGCTCTAAATCCTTAACTAAACCATTAGCATAACTATCAAGTTTTGGTTCATCTATTTTAACATAAGCATTAAACTCTACCGGTGCTTTATATCTAATTTCTTCTGGACCAGATTCACCATAAACATCGTCTACATCTGAAAGTCTAGCATCCACCCTAAATAAAACCAAAGTAAAATGCATGTCACCGTGTAACCACTCCATACCTACGTTCTGTTCTAACTGAAAATCTTCAGAACTAAAAAATCTGGATATCCTTGTAATAGGTATTTTTTTATTTGCCATATAATATGTCCTTTTATTATAAATACAATTTGTCTTTCTTTTCTCTTTTTATTATATTTTTAATATGGAAAATTTCCCACCAGAAATTAAAGCTAAGAATTTATTAGCTGATTATAGTGGGGCCAATAACTATATTATAGGCCTCAGAAATAATATGCTTAATAGTAAAACATTTACATTAACACGTTCACAAGCGGACTACATTAATAAAAATTATAGTGAAAAACCTAAGGTTGTGAGGTTATGGATGGAGATAGATGATTATTTAGCTAAAGAATACATGTCAACCAAATTTTTACAATCTCCACCCAAATCTATTTGGATTGAGAAGTTACTTAGTGAGACAGAAAAAGCTTACCATGTTTGGGGTAAGGTGATTGATTCGGATATACTTAATTCTTTTTGGGTTCCTAAAAATCAAATTATTCCTAGAGCTAATCCTGATGTTAAGGTTGATTTTGGTGAGTTTTCCCATCGTCCACCATTTGAACACCAAAAAATAGCTATAACTAAATTAGTGTCAAATAAAAAATATATCCTAGCAGACGATATGGGTTTAGGTAAAACTAGTTCTGCTATTATGGCTAGTATAAGTTGTAAAGCAAAAAAAATATTAATTATTTGTCCTGCATCTTTAAAGGTTAATTGGAAGAGAGAAATAGAAAACTACACTGACGAAACGGTGGGTATAGTAGAAGGTAAGAAATGGGTAGATGGTAAATACATAATTATTAATTACGATATACTTAAAAACTTCCACTCCCTACCCAAAGACAAAGATAAGAAAAAACAAATTTTAGATTCTAGGTTTGACTTGGTTATCATAGACGAAGCACACTATGTGTCTAATGGAAAAGCTCAAAGAACTAAATTGGTCAACAACTTAACTTCTAGAATAGATAGATTGTGGTTATTATCTGGTACCCCTATGACATCGAGACCTATGAATTACTATAACCTGTTAAAGTTGGTTGGGTCAAGAGTTGCAAATAATTGGATTAATTATGTTAGGAGGTATTGTGACGGTAAACAAATTTTTAGGGGGTATAGGAAAATATGGTTGACTTTTGGTGCTACTAATTTAGAGGAGTTACGTGATAAAACTAACGATAAAGTTTTACGTAGATTAAAAGAAGATGTGTTAGATTTACCCGATAAGATTATAACCCCTATTCATATGGAACTAAAATCTAAAACATATGAAGACGAAATGGGTGATTATCTTGACTGGAGGAGACAAAATAGGAATAAGGGACTATCCATACAACTTTCAAAGTTGATGAAGGTTAGACAAATCATAGCTTTAGAAAAAGTTAAGGAGACAATCCAACTAATAGAACAGTGTTTACAACAAGATAAAAAAGTTATTGTATTTACTAATTTTACAGAACCTTTAATGACTTTACATGAAAAATATAAAAAAGAATCTGTAATTCTTAATGGTACAATGAAAAAAGAAGATAGGCAAGAAAGTGTAGATAGATTTCAGAATGACGAAAAAGTAAAGGTTTTTATAGGTAATGTAAAAGCAGCAGGAGTAGGAATCACACTAACAGCTGCTGAAGTAGTAATATTTAATGACTTATCTTTTGTACCCTCAGATATGTCTCAATGTGAAGACCGTGCATTTAGAATAGGACAAGATAAAAAAGTATCTTGTATGTACCCTATTTATGACAATACTATAGAAAGAACTATCTATGAATTAGTAAATAAAAAGAAATCAGTTATAGACACTGTTATGGGTGATAACATTAATGAAGAAGATATTTTAGGTGAAATTTTAAGTGGTTTGTAAAAACCAACTTTTCCTTATATTTATATAGAAACAATTGTTATGGATAAAAAAGAATTCACGAAAAAACAACTTAAAAAACAGTTAACAACTTTAACTGAATCTAAAGCTGACATTAAATCAGAATTAAAAAAAGCTTATAAGGCTTTAAAAAGTCTTAAGTCTTTGTTAGTGGGTCATAAAGCGGGAGATGCTACACTTAGTTTTAGTGATTTAAAAAAGATTAAGACAGCTGCAAGACATATTGAAGACATCTATGAAGATATGGTGGATACGGAGATGAATGAAAAAGAAAAAGAAAAAGAGTCTGAAGTGGAAAAGAAAAATGAACAATCTGAAGGTCATGGAAAAATGTATAATGCTTTACAAGGTGTAAGAGAAGGTAAGGTTGTTAAGATTAACCAAGGTACACTTAAAAGAATTGTAGAAAGAGTAATTAAAGAACAAAAGTAATTATTTAAACACATATTTTATAAAAGGTCCTTACGGGACCTTTTTTAATGCCAACTTCTAAGTATTTATATAGAAAGGATATATTATGCCAGCAACAATTGAACCAGCAAAAAGAGAAAAATTATTTAACCAGGTAAGACATATGTTAGGTGCACCTATTAGAGGTGTTGAACTTGAGGATGAAATGTTAGATACTGCTATTGAATTGGCAATACTTGATTATGGTCAGTACGTCCAAGATTGGTTAATAGAAAATCAGTGGTCGTCTTTATACGGTCAAGACCTTGATGTTATTTCTTTGACTAGTGCTTTTTTAACAAGGGATTTAAATTTTGAAACGTCGTTTACGTACGCTTATTCTAAAATCGTTGGATTACAAGCTGGTGGACCTTACCAACTAAAACAAGATTATTTTAATCTTAGTGCAAATACCCAAATTTATGAAATACCAGCTGGTAGAGAAATAAATGAAATTCTGTGGTATAGTAGAGCTGAATTAAACGAATCTTTTATTGACCCATTTTTAGGTGCTTTTGGTGGTTTTGGTGGAGGTATGGGTCTAGGTGGGCCAGGAGGTTTTGCTCAAATGGGAATTCAAGGTTCATATTTTTTAATGCCAGCTTTTGATATTTTACTTAGAATGCAAGATAGAAATCTTAAAAATAGATTAATAGGTGGTGATATGACATACAGAATAACTGCGGGTGCTGGTGGTATACATGGACCTAAATATGTTCACTTATATAATGTACCTGGAGGTAGATTTGATTTTGGTAATGTAGAATTCAACGAGCATCGTGTGTATTATTGGTACTATGATTCTGGTCCTGAAAATAGGGATGAGTGTTTAGCGGCCAATAAAGATATTGTGTTATTACCTAGTGATGTAACTTTAGACGAAATGACTTTTACTGAACTTAATGCACCAGCTCAAGCATGGGTAAGAAGATACTTTTTTGCAAAAGCAAAAGAAATGTTAGGTAGAGTAAGAGGTAAATTTAGTGGTAATCTTAAAACACCTGACTCAGAATTAACTATGGAATATTCTGACTTACTTAGTGAAGCAAAAGATGAAATGGCTAAGTTAGTAGAAGAATTAATGACAAGATTAGAAAGACTTCGTAACGATAAAATGTTAGAAAGAAAGGCTATGGAAGCTGAAAATTTAAATAAATCACTAGGGTATCGACCAATGAATCCTGGTTCTATATTTGTAATATAACATGGGATTTTATACTAAAGTAGATTATAGCAGACAACTAAAACAAAGTGGGGACACAGTTGGTGTCTTTTCTGGTTCGTCTACTTTTGAACAAACGGTGGATATTGGTTCAGCTTGTACAGTAGGTGCAGGTCTAACAGGTTGTGGTGATTTTATGGCCTATAAATGTAAAGACTGGACCGAACTTTGTGGTGCTTGTAATTATACCGCTTCTACCACAGGATATACATTTATGGTTGCACCCTATTCTGCAACTTCGGGTTCGTCCATGGTAACCGTCACACCATTTTCAGCTATAACTGGATATACACCAGTAGTAGCCATAGGAAAATTACCAACACCACCATTAAGTGGTACTAACAGTAGTTTGTCAACAAATCCAGGTATAAGTGCGAGTACACTACAAATAGGTAATTTAGGTCTATTATTAGATACCGTTACTAGTGGAAATGTGGATTTACAAATAGACGAATCTGGAAATGTCGTTAGAGGTTCTTCTTCTTCTAGAAGATACAAAACATCATTAAGAGCTATCGGAACTGAAAGGTATAAAAAATTATTAGATTTAAATACATATTTTTTTAAATATATAGAAACTGGTGCTGATGGTTTTGGTTTAATAGCTGAAGAACTGGATGCTTTAGGATTTAGAGAATTGGTTATATACGATGGTAAAGGTAGACCGGACAACATTCAATACAAGCTATTATCGGTTGCTCTTTTAAACCTATTACAAGGATTGTATAAAGACGGTATGAACTTATACATAGACCCAACAGTAGAAACCGATACCACAACAAAAGTAATTAATAAAGATTATATTAGTAATGGAGAAGATTTATTAGTTGTTACTGAAAGTTGTAAAATAACTTTAAACTCTAAAAAAGATAAAAAATTAAAAATAAAATCTTTGTCTTCTGTTGAGGTGATTCCAGATAATGGTTTAATAGATATGAAATGGGAGTCACTACATTTAGATGGTGATAGTTGTGTTGAATTTTCTTATGTTGAAGACTTATCCTCTTGGGTGATAGTTAGTTCTGATGGTCTAAAGAATTCCTAATTCTTCCATAAAATAGTTTTCACTCAGATTCATTTTTGTCCAATAATCTTTTTCCTCTGGTGATAATGTTAATATTTCCTCTAATGAGTCTTGGTCACTTTCTTTCCTAGGTACTCCATTAATTAACGTACATTGAGTTTTAGTGTAGTATTCTCTATCTTCTGGTTTCTTTTTTAATAAACTGTCTCTCACTTCTTTTTTAAAACAAACTAATAATGGTTCTACACGTTTATTAAAAGTGTTTATATATCTAGGTACATTGTATTCACCTTTCATACCATTTTCTAAATCATTTTCGGAAATTAGATAGGAATTTAAAACAATTTCTTCTGTCCCATCCTTTTTCTTTTTTCTTTGTACATCACCATGTGACATAGCTTTACCATTATTCACATAGTAAATCGTATCCCCTAAAGATACTTGTAAATTATTAGCTATAACCAACTCCATATGTGCTTGTCTAGCCATTAAATTTCCGGCTTTTGTTCTTTGTGTACATCTTTTTTTATAGGATTCTATAGTTTGTTTTACTCTAGACTTATTAGCTATTTTTGCGAGTAAAATATCTCTATCGTAGATTTTTTGTAAGTACTCATAATAATATTCTACAAAATCACCACCTCTACCTTCTAATAACATTCTAAGTCCTTTATCTATAAACTCTTCTAGATATCCTTGTATTTTTTTAGACTTAATAGAATTACCAGTTAATTTAACTTTTCCACTAGACATTAATAACGCATAATTTTTTCTAGCTACATTAATACAAGAAGGCCATTGACCATCTGTATCTAACCCCATCTCACCTCTCATAAATAAATCGTTATATTCAGCAACATCAGCCTCACTACCCTTATATTCCTTACCTTTTTTAACTAATTCGTTATTACCTAAACCAACATAAGACCTATCCTCCACATCTAAAGGACAAGAAAAGTTAACACCATCCGTATCCATAACCAATGGGTCATAACCTTTATCCATAAAAAATCTAACCATCTGTCTTAGATATTGTCTAGCTGTACAGGTTACTTTTTCACCCATATTCATATCACCCCAAGGAAAAACTTGTGGTGCTGACAAAGAACCAAACATAGAGTTTATAAAAATTTTAATAGGTAATTGTTTTCTACCATAAGACTCCGATTTCTTTTTATCTTTACTGTAATATTCAGAGGCTAAGTTTTTATACATAATTCTAGTATCTCTAAAATACTTTAACATACCTTTCATAGCATCTGTAATATCACATTCTGGAAACACGTTGTGAACCAATTGTATTGATGGGTAAAGTGAACTAAAGTCTAACTTTAGTACATTAGTGGAGTAACCTGTTTTTACAAGTCTAGAAAGTCCACCTACAAAAGGCCTTTTAGAGTCTTTTGATGGTACCGCTAATCCTTTGTGATAAGACCACGCCAACATTAACATTTTCCATAAAGTAGCTGTACCCATTGTTGACACTCTTTCATATGATGTTGGTACCATACTTGCTAGTAAAAATGATGCTTGATTAAATTGTCCGTCTACTTCCATAGTTTCCCATAAATCATCCATTAGGTACTGTTCTACTATTTCTGCACCACCAACCTTTTTATATACTTTTGGGAATTTCTTGTCTATATCAAATAGTCCTTCCCCACCAACAGGTTTATATTTTCCATTTTCAACATTTAAATAAAACTCCTTATTCTCTCTATACGTAGAAGCGATTTTATCCCCAGGAACATAAACTCGATTAGGTTTTTCTGATTTAGAAAATTGTGTTATATATTTTAATCCCCAACTTTTTATTTCAGAATTAATTGTTTGTGCTCTCCTAACAGCATGTGCAATATCCAAAGAATTATAACCCCAAATTTTTATTTGTTTATAATCCTCAATTTCTGCACCTAATTTTAAAACACCATCATTAATTTTATATCCTTCATTAGGATTTAGCGTTTTAAATTGTGTGGTATCCATCTGAAGTATTTCTGCTCTTTTAAATAACCAGTTCCAGTCGAAGTTAGATGAGTTGTACCCACCTATGATTGTTGGTCTTAAGTTATTTATAGTTTCAAAAAATTCATATATAGCCTCAACTTCTTCAGTCTCACTTTCACCAATTTCTATAACCTTTTCAAACCCCCTATTATCTTTCATACCAATCATAAAAATTCTACCGTCTTCTGGATTTAATGCTGTAGTCTCCAAGTCAAAAACAAATCTATGTATGTCGTCATATTCTTCAAAACCCTTAAACAATCTTTTTTCTTTTTGTACCAAGTATTGTTCTATTGGTGGTAGAATCATAATTGCATCCCTGTTGTCACTATCCCAAGGATTTATACCACCTTGTCTAAAAAAACTTACTAAATCTCTATATGTTTTTGTTGTTTTAATTAAATAAGTTAAACCATTATTTAATCTTTCATCGTCACCACTATGTAATTTTTCTATTAAAATACCGTGTTTAGATATAGCCTCTTTTTGAGCCTGTTTACTACCGTTATAAAAATTCTTTTTACTCAAATCACCAACCCAACAAAAAGGGATAAATGTATCAGTTTCAATTATTTTACCTTTTTTTGGGTCTTCCTTTATTTTATATATTTTACTACTTCTCCACCCATATTCCAAGGCTACAATATACTTTTCTGGGTCATTACCAAGTAAAAACGCTTCTATCTCCTCCGGAGTAGCTTTTTCTGTCATATTTTCTTTATTTAATTCTTGCATGTGATTACATACAAAGATAGGTAAAGAAATTTAAGTAATCAATAAATTAACAAGGTGGTGTACAAGGTTGTCCCACAAAAGAATCCGTTATGTTAATAAATAAATCTTCACGGATAGGAACAATTAATTCTGAACAATTTTGTTCATGAAAATATATGATAAATTGTCCTTCAAATCTACCCACTTTATTAACATCTCTAGATTTCCATTTATAATAAATGTAGTATTCTGTGGGTGCATTAACCGATGTGGGTGTTTTTGCGACGATATTTGCCGCAGCATTTAATATTTTAGGAATTCCAGTCTTAACATCTTTCATAGAAAAATATATACTAGAATTAGCTAGTTTATCGTGAAAACTATTAAAGTCGTTTCTACCATCTTGCACGACTTGCATCTTTAGTATTGGTTCTAATGAGTTTTTTCTAATAAAAAATTCCATTTATCTTATTTTATTATAAATATCATACAAATTACTTATTATTAACTACAAATACATGGGTTACCATTAGACGCATAAAGATAGACTCCTGGAAGTGCTTTTATTTGACTAAAAGTCATAGAACTAGTTACTGGTGCTCCTGCGTTTACAAAATAAGCTACAACATCCAACCATGTAGACGTTCCTGGTAAAGTCTGAGACATCGTACCAGTATATTTTACATATACCCCAACTAGGTACCACATCCAATGAGTTCCACCACTTATTAAACCAGTACAAAAAGGCCTTCCTTCTGGAGCGTACCAACTTGATGTATAACATGCAGCTGATATAGCTGAACCATCTAAAAGGTCATCGTTGTACTGTTCCCAAAAAACATCTTCAAAAGGAGTATTCTGGTTTATTGGGTCGTCCGAGAAGTAAGTTAGTGGGTGAATAATCCAATCCCAAGTAACTGGGTCTATATCATACAAACCTATAAATGTTTTTCCTGCACAATCTCCTGGTGTATTATTTGTTATTATACATGCTTCTTCTGTTGTAAAGGTTGATGGGTTTATGGTTACATTACTATCTGCCGATGGTAAACTACAGTCTACGCATCCATTATTACAATGTTCACATTCTTCACAATCTATAAGATTATATCGGTCTTTATTAATGGTAAAATTATGGTATATCTCATCCGGAGTTAACGGTTTAATATAATACATCATTTGTGATATACCCCCAACAAATGACCCCGCAAAATTATCACTTAATAATCGTCTATCTGGTGTTAAATTTAAATCTATAAAAGTAGTACTATTATCTATGGTACATTGGTCACCAGTTAATGGTAAGTTTCTTTGTATTAGACTTTCCCTTAGTCCAAAAGTTCCACCACCCCAAGACATATTATAAGCAACACCAACCTGGGTTTGTCTATTGGTATTTAATTGTCTAGGTATTATTTCTTCATAATTTTCAACTTTATGAACTCTTCTTCCATTAACATAAAAAGTTAGGGTACCCAATCTATATTCTCTTTCTCCAAACCAACTTTGTACTTGTGCACCATGACAATCAAAATTAAAATAAGCATCTTCTATAAATCTTGGGTACTGGTCTTTACATGGTTTATCTTCTGGTATTGGTGGTGTTGGGTGACAACCGTAAGGACTAGAACTTCCTTTATGTGTTCCGTACCTTTGGAATTTATCAGTCCTAACTTTAACTAAGTCATTAATTCCACCATTATTAAATATTTCACAATCTTCCAGGTATAAATTTCTTTCAAAAACAACATCTACTTGTATCCACGTATCCTTACAATTACCATTTGCAATTATAAAATTACATATTGGTTCTGAATAACTTTCTTCTATCACATAATCACAATTAAAAGTACTACCAGTATTACAAGTTTCACCTGTGGTTACACACTCTCCAGTATATCTAATCGTTCTATACCCCAATCTCATATCATCAGTTAATCTAACACCAAAGGCGTTACTATAGACATCATATTTAGGGTTTGGTGACTTGTTTTGGTTGGTTAGTTTTACCTCTTTTTCTTCTGTATTACAACATCCTGTAATTCCTGTTAGTGTGGTACATGCGGATAAATAATCAAGTTGTGTGTCCGCAGATAAACCATTCCTATGTTGGTATTTGTCCTCAGCTCTTATTCCTTTATAGAAAAAGAACCCACCATTATTTGTGTCCATAACAGACATACCAAATCGTCCAGCTAAACTATAATTTAACAAATACATTGGCATGTCATTACTACTTAATGGACTACACACTGTAGTTGCACTACCAAAATTGTATGTTGTAGCTGTACTCTTAAATTGATATAGGTTCCATCCACTTGCATTGTAACAATTACCATCACTACCACATATAATTTCTTGGTCCCCAACAGGAGTACCACAACAAGGAGAAGTAAAACCGTTACATACACTGTCAGTAATTGTTGTTAATTTTAAATAAGTTTCAAAAGACCATCCTTTATTTGGTCTTGTTGGGAGTACTTCATATGGGTAACCATATAATTTATAAAATCCTTGGTAGAACCCACCTCTTAATTCTTGATAGTACCCTGATGAATCTGTCGCGTTCAGTATTGAGGTGTCTGTGTACCATTGAGTTCCTGCCATTTGGGTACCGAAGGCTTTAACCTGATTCATTTTAAATCTTTTATCAAACGATAGAGTAGTGTTGAGTGATGCAGCATTATTGTCACAGTATAAAGTTAGATGTGTTGTATAAGGGTCCATCTCTGATAAATTAAGTAAACCATTATCTAGTCCTGTCCATATAATATCTGCTACTTCATAATAACCAGTACCACTATAAAGACCTGATGGGACCCCACTATAAGGACAATCACAACAAGATTTTGCTTTAGACCAGTGGTTTTTACTTAGAATACTAAAAGGTCTATAATTTGTGTCAGTATAATAAGTTGATACTGTACCCATAGGGTATTGGTACATACATGCTGTACTTGGTTGTGTACCACAGTTAGGGTCTGATAAATCAATCCATACAGGAAGTGTGTCACCATTATTATGTCCTACGATAGAGTTTGACCAAACTACCTCTGTATTAAAATCTTTTTCATCGGACGCTAAAAATAAATCATAATACTCACTATAATTAAGTTTACTGTCCAATCTGTTGAAGTAAAAGTTATTTAAATTTTGTGTTCCCATGTATTAATAAATACTATTTGATTGGTTTAGATATTTATATATAAAAGTAAAATGAAAAGAACCGAAGCAATTAATCATGTTATTGATGAACTTAAGGTCTTAAGAAAGGATTTAAATGAAGGAAAAAGTATTTCTCCTTTAAAATTTTTAACTCTTTCTGAAATTTTTAAGTTTAATATAGAACCTAAATCCGATAGGTTTACAGCTAAGTGTTTAGATGAAGCCGCAAAGACCAATAAAGATGAAGAACATTTAAAATTAATACAAGATATTTTAGATGATGAATTAGATAACGAAGATACATCGGAGAAAGAAGTTACCGAACTAGTAGATTTTGATGGGTCAATGGTTAGTAGTAAAATACCACCTGGAACAGACACTAACAAGACTATAGGAGCAAGAAAAACTACTGATGACGCTGTAAAAGGAACCAGTCAAGCAGGTGTGTGGACTGGTGGTGGTCATTATTTTAAAAGATATTATGGTGAGTCTGTTGAGGAGTTAGGTGAACATGATATGAGTGAAGTTTTAGGTTATGAAGATACAGAATTTAAAAATGCTGAAGAGACTATAGAATATTTTAAAAAAGAACATGATATGGAGGAGGATGAAGCTAAAGAAAGAGCTGAAGCTATGGGTAAAACTAAATCCTTGGATAAAAAAGGACAGCAAAGATTAACTGAAAAAGAAAAAATTAAAAAATTAGCAGAAGATAAAGCTAAAAATATGATTGAGGTTATATTATCTACTAGGGAGGACGATAAGGATTTGTCCGATGGTAAAAATTCTATGTTGGATGTAAAAATAAAACAATTACTTAGACTTGCATCTGCTGAAGGTGTTTCTATCGAGGAATTACTAAATAAGATAAGTAGTAATGAATAATGATTTAAAAAATGATGTTTATGTAATACCTGATTCTTTAATAGATTTATTAAAGGTTGGTTTATCTAAATTACAAGCTGGAGATAAGGGGTATACTCGTTGTAGTAATATGGTGAGTGACGGTAAACTAACCTACCCTCAAGCCAAAAAATTTAAACATGAATTAGAAAACGATTTAGAAGGTGATGAATATTCATTGGTTGGTGGTGATGATATGTTAGATTTTATAAATAATTCTCTAGAGGGAAGAAGAGATAGTGTTTATCAGTCTAAAAAAATTAGACAAAATGCGGGTGAAGAAAACGTTTTTAAAAAAACCCATACCAAAGATAAGTCTAAAAACCCAACAAAAGTAAGAAAAATTAAAGTAGCAAAAAATAGTGACGATATACTTAATAATAGAGCTGTTTACGAAGAGATAAACAGAATAAAACAACTTTTAAAATAAAAAATTATGCCAGATTATAATCAAAAAAAACCAGGTGAACAATTAACACAACAATCAGCTAAATTTAGAGAACAAATGATTGTTAAAAATACCTATCAAGTAGGGGATGAAACTGGGTATAGTGCAAACCACCCAAACGCCTTATCTAATGGTGACGATAAAGGTAAGGGTAGTGCAATATATCTTGATGTTTTCGGTGAAGACATCGGAACACGTACTGATATTATGGGGAATGGTGAAGCAAACACCGGTAGAATCAATAATTTAAAAACCAACCTATATAGTAAACAAAACGAATATAGTGCAGGTAATTTAGATTCAGGTAATGGTTACGCACCACAACAATAATTAAATGAAATTAATAGGTTCTTTAATAGAGTTATTAACTGAGAATGTTTCTAATAGTGTTATAAAAGACGCTATCACCAACAAACATACTTGTGAGCTTAGGTATTTAGATGACGAAAAATTACCTGATGGTGGTAATGTGCGAGTAATCCAACCAGTAGCTTACGGATACTCTAAAAAAAATAACCCTGTTATAAGAGCATACCAAACATCGGGTCCCTCACTTAAAGTTAATGAAAAAGGAATTCCTTTGCCTGACTGGAGGTTGTTTAGGGTCGATAGGATAAAAAGTATGAAACCTAAGAAAGGTGATGATAGTTTATTCTTGACTTTTGGTGAACCTCCACTATATAATCCTGTAGGGGATAACTCTATGACAAGAGTAATGTACAATTCAAAATTTTAAAATTATGCCAGACATGACAACTTTACAACAATCTTTAATAAACGCTAGAAAAGTGATGACTAAAGTAGATGATGGTGATTTTCCAAAAGGAAACACTAACCGTGCTATGTCTATGGGTAATATAACTGATTCTAATGGATTATTAAGTGAATCGACACCTAGTACTATACCCACACCTAATTTACCCAACATAGACATCAATAGTGCAAAAAAAGACCTAACACCAAAAGCACGTATGACAGAATCACAAATAAAAAATTCTAAATTACCTGAAGCTATAAAAAAAGCTATGATTGAAAATCCTATACCTGATGTTCCTTTTAATGGTGGTGGTGTTGGTTTAAGTGAAGAGTTTTTAAGTGGTGTTAAAAATGAAATGAATAAACAAGGTATGGGAACAACCTCAACACAAAAACCACAAAGACACAACAAACCAACTAGTAACACAAAAAAACTATCTTCTAAAAACTTAAAAAGTATCATAAAAGAATCTGTAAGAGAAATTCTAGATGAGGTTGTTGATACCAAAATCAATGAAAGTATTGGCCTTAGAAGTGATATGAATGAAAATTTCCAATTCCGTGTTGGTGATAAAGTTTTTTACGGTAAGATAACTTCTACAAAGACTGTAAAATAAACCCCTAAACCCCTTTGACAAATTCGTTTTTTCCTGTTATAATTAAAACATGGAAAAAAAGAAATATAAAATTTGTGTACTACCCTCTGATAGAACAGGGGTATCAAAGTTTAGGTCTGTCGACCCACATACATACTTACAAGACATGTACCCGGAAGAGTTTTGGGTAGATATAGTTTATGACCCACCTTACTATGATGATGATTTTTGGAAAGGTTATGATTTAATTCATTACCATAGAAGTATAGGCCCAGATTATGAAGCTTCTGCTGCATTAGCTAAAAGATTAACACAGTGGGGTATACCTCATGTGTGTGATATAGATGACTACTGGTTACCTACTGTGGACCATCCGGCTCATATGATTGTAAAAAATAATAAAATAGATGAAAAAATAAGAACAAATCTTACTTTAGCGAGATATGTTACAACTACAACTACAGTATTTGCTGACGAAATCAAAAAACTAAATAAAAATGTTTTTATATATCCAAATGCTATAGACCACGAAGAAAAACAATATATCCCAAAACCAACAAAAAGTAATAAAGTTAGAGTTGGTTGGTTGGGTGGCTCCTCTCACATAAAAGATTTGGAAATTTTAAGTGGTGTTGCTGGTAGACTATATAATGATAGAAAAGACAAGTTTCAAGTAGTTTTATGTGGTTATGATTTAAGAGGTACTATGACTGTTTTTGATGAAAAAACTGGACAACAGACTCAAAGACCTATCCAACCTATGGAGTCTGTGTGGTACAAATACGAACAAATTATGACTGATAATTATAGAATTTTAGGTGACGAATCTTACAGAGAAGAACTTTTATCTTTTAAGAAAAAACAAATTACCGGTGATGAAAATTCTAACTATAGAAGAGTCTGGACTAAACCAATCACAACTTACGCTTCTAATTATAACAATTTTGATGTGAGTTTGGCACCACTTAAAGAACATATTTTTAATAAGGTAAAATCACAACTAAAAGTTATAGAAGCTGGATTCCATAAAAAAGCTTTAGTATTACAGGATTATGGTCCATACACTATTGATTGTGTAAACGCTGTTAAGTTTGGTGGTGGTTTTGATGATAAGGGCAATGCTATGATGATACCAAAAAGTAAAAATCATAAATTGTGGTACCAGCACATTAAAAAACTAATAGACAACCCTTCTCTAGTGGAGGATTTGGGTGAAAGATTGTATGAGACTGTATACCCTAGGTATACATTAAAAACTGTAACCACCCAAAGAGCAGAATGGTATAGAGAAATAATAAATAAATCTTAGTATGGGTATATTAACATTAATAGTAGGTTTTGGGGTTGGTCTTGTAAGTGGACTATACCTTTCTAGTCAAATAGAAAAAAACATAAATAAAAGAATAAATAAAAAATAAAAATTATGTATTATCAAGCAATAGTAGCATTTGAAACCGGAGTTTTAGATAACGAGGGGAACGCAAAAGTAAAAAAATTTAAGTACGTAGTAGAGGCAGAGTCACTATACGAAGTTAATAAAAGGTTGGCAACTTATTTGTCTGAAGACACTAGAGATTCTGAAGTTGTGTCTATAGTTAAGGCTCCTTTTGAGGATATTTTACACCCGGAACTAACACCACAATATTACAAATAAAATGAAAGATAAATTAGGTAGTACATGGGACAGAATTAAAAGTGTTGTTAGTAACGAAGAAAATTCTATAAGTGATGAAAAAATGTTATCTCATTTAGGTGTAGATTCTAAAATGTTAAAGGATTTGGAAGACGAAACTGTTAAGTCTGCTATGGAGGGTGTGAAACCCGTAATTAAATATCAGAACAATTCTACAAACTTAGATTTATCTTACAAATATATAGACGATAGTGGTATGGATTTAAGAGCTAATCTAAAAGAACCTATGACACTTAAATCTTTAGAAAGAGGATTAGTACCTACAGGAATTCATTTTGAGTTACCCGAAAGTTTAGAAATCCAAGTTAGACCTAGAAGTGGTCTAGCTATTAAAAGTGGGATAACCGTACTAAACACACCAGGTACTGTAGATAGGGGTTATAACGGAGAAATAAAAATTATTTTAATGAACTTAAGTAAAGATGATTTTGTTATTAATCATGGTGATAGAATAGCACAGGCGGTAGTTTCTCCAGTAATTTCAGGTAGGTGGGCTAGACTAGTAAAAGTAAATAACTTAACAAAAACCCAAAGAGGTGATGGTGGATTTGGGTCAACAGGTATAGAATAAAATGAGTTTATCGATAGTATTTAGTACAAAAAAAATAAATGAAGATTTTGTTAAATTAATAAAGTCTACTTGTGGGGTACACAATGTTGAGATTTTACCTTACGAAAATCCTGGAAAATACTCACTTAATGAGGTCTATAATATGGGTTTAAAAAAAGCTACTAACGATAAAGTCGTATTTTGTCATGATGATATAAAATTTGATACGAAAAATTGGGGTAGAAAAATGTTAAAGAACTTTTCTAAGCATCCTGATTTTGGAATTATAGGTGTAGCGGGTACTCGATACCTTTCAACCACCGGTAGATGGTGGGACGACTTTTCAAAAATGCATGGTGCTGTATACCACGAAAAAGATGGTAATAGGTGGTTAACAAGATATTCTAAAGATATAGGACTTAATTTAATGCCTGTAGTCTTAGTGGATGGATTGTTTTTTGGGGTTTCTAAAAGTAAGTTAGTTAAACATTTTGACGAAAGTATAAAAGG